TAGCCCAGCATGGTCGGGGGCTGCGGCTGGAGGTAGCCGCCGGGCATGGAGGCCGCCCAGAGCAGCTGGCCGCTAGTAGTCTGGGCCGCCTGCCGCAACACGGAGAGGGTGGCCTTGCGAGCCAAGAAGGCCGCGCCACGCTCATACTGCGAGGGCAGCGCCGCTTCGAGGTTGAGCAGGCCCGCCAGAGTGGGCACGTCAGTTGCGCCCAAGTGCTCGGCGGCAGGCCCCTCGTCCTCAGCCTGGGCTAGGAGGCCCATAGGCTGGGCCGCGCCCGTGCCGTTGATAAACACGTTATCCTCGCCCAGGGCAAACGCCTCGCCAATCAGGTCGGTAGCGATGCCCTGCACGTCGAACGCGGCGTCCTCGATCAGCTGGTTAGTGATCGGCATGGACGCCATCGCCGTGTGAACGGGGATGGACACCTGGCCGAAGACCGGGTCGGTGGCGCGGTGCGTGGTGGCCGTGGCCGGGGTCTCACCGGTCCAGGTCAAGCGCACGCCGGAGGTGTAGATATCGTCCGTGGTGTAGTTGATGCGCGGCCAGGTCGATACGTCCCGGCTGGTCTGAGTGACACGACAGAGTTGACGCATGACTGCCATTGTGGCGATCTTGCGGATCATCTCCGTCTGGAGGTCTTCGGGCACCAGGAAGCCGCCCGCCGTATCCACGCCCACAGAGAGCGTCTTGCGGTCTTGCGGCCCCATGTCACTGAGGCCCTTGCGCAGATACGCCTCGAAAGCCGGGGCGTACCCCTTGGCCTGTACGGCGATAGGCACGTTGTAGCGGAACGTCTTGACCTCGCCCATAGGGGTCTTGAGGTCAAACGAGCGCCATGCCTTCACGTCAACCGGCGGCTCGCCCTCGTCCGGGGCGCTCTCACGCCAAGCGGCGGCGGCGGCCTTGACCTGTCCCGGCTCGCTCATGTAGGCGTCACCCGCCTCGACACGCGCGGCCAAGTCCAGCATGGCCTTGATTTCGTCGGCCTTCCCCATAGCGGCGGTGGCCTCAGTGGCCTTGCCTTCGGCCAGGAGGCCCTTGGCCTCGGCCAGCTTGGCCGCGTACTGCGCACGCAACTCCTGTGCGTTCACTGTCATACTCCTATCAGTGCGAACTCGCGCTCTGCCAGTGCCAGGCGGATTGCCAGCGCCTCAGTGAGTGCCTGCACCGCGTCGGTATCCTCAGCGGCGGGCGGCTCGGCTGTCGCTAGAATCGTCTGTACTGTGGCGAGCGCTGCCTTCAACTCCGCCAAACGCGCCTCGCCTAGCTCCGGCCCCACGCGCATGGCGTCGGGCAGCAGCAGGGGCGCGATAACGGCCTGCAAGTGGGTGAGCCGCCCGTCGGCAAACGCGGCGCCCTTGAGGTTCGCGGTGGCCGGGTTGGCACCCCACAACACGTCGGACGTGTCGTAAAGCTTCACTTCGCGTAGGTAGCGCACCGGAAAGCCGGGCGCTTCGTCCGCCTTGGCGTGCTGGACGTACTCGAACTTCACCACGTCAAAGCCGAAGGACATTTCCGTGATGGCGGGCGGGGCGGACGTGAGCCCGGCCAACACCTCATTGCCGCGCGGTGTGTCGAGGTACTCGCGCTTGACCAGTAGGCCGCCGGTGGCCTCGGGGTACACGTCGCGGATGGCGTCGGGCAACTGCTTCTCGCTCACCTCACGCATTTCCAGGATGGTGGCGACGGGCGGGCTGTATACGTCGTGCTGCCAGAGGTGGCGCACGCGGGTCGCGCCCTCCTTCAGCGTCTTCTTGAACGCGCCGGGCATCACAATGTCGCTATACGAGTCCACCACACCGAACACCGACGCGAAGCCGGTAACAGTGCGCCCGTCAATCGTGGTGCCCAGCGCCGGGGCCGCCTTGCACTCCATGTCAGTCTCCTATCAGCCGGTCTAGGGCGGCCTCGAATATGGCGATGATCTGCCGCTCCGCTTTCGCTACCACGTCCTGCAACGTGTACCAGCCCGTCCGCTTGTGATACCACGCCTGCGGCCCCGCCCCGTTGGCGGGCTCGCTGCTGATCACGTCCGGCGCATAGGCCACGTTTGTTCCGATCACGCCCACGGTAGTGCCGCCTAGCGCCCGCACCTCGGTAGTGATGCTGCGGCCCAACAGGCCGGTACGCCGATAGCGGCTCTCCGGTGGCGCGGGCGGGTAGGGGGGCACGGTGCTGTGCACGTACTTGACGGCCCGGTCCATCGTGCGGCTCATGGTCGGCCCCATGTCGGTGCCCATGCGGCGAGCCTTGCGCTGCAACTCCTCCAGGCCGCGAATCTCCACTTCCACTAGGGCGCTCCGTAGGGGTCAGTTACCGGGATAATCCAGCACCGGCAATTTACGTGTGCGGGAGGCCCCATGCCCTCGAAGTCGCCGCCTACCGCGTCCGTCCGGTTGTGCATCGGGCCACACTGGGGACAGACGCGCTCGTCCATCGCGACTTGCCAGCGCACCCGATCCACCACACCCGACGCCTGCCAGGCTAGGCGGTTGCCCTCGGCATAGGCCCGCGTGACCTCAGTGACGGCGATCATCTGTGAGCGTGCCGGGCCGAACATACCGCTCCGTGCCAACTCTCCCGCCAACTCGTCCAGCGGGCGGCCCGTGTCCATCCACTCGCTAATGGCCTCGCGCAGAAACGCCTCGCTGGTCTCGCAGATGCCCTTGACTAGCTCGTAACCGTACTCGCGCGACCGCCGCCAAGCGGCCTCATTCACCAGCGCCCAATCAATCTGGTAGCGGGCGATGGCGGGCAACTGCCGCGCCGCACTCTCGGCAGCGGCCATGTAGCCCTCGCGTAGGTGCCTCTGCATGATCGGCGCGAGCAGGCGAAGCTCCTCTTCCCACCATTCGCGCCTAGGCGCTGCCACTACGTAGCTCCTCGCGCAGACGCTCTAGCTCGGCGGCGAAGAAGGCCGTCATGTCGTCCTCAAGCGCCCGCTCGCGTTGCCGCCGGTCAGCATCATCGGGCGCGTCGGTATCGGCCTTCACCATCGCCTTGGCACCCGGTTCGGCGTCCGGCGGCTCCTCGTCGGTATCGCCGTCGCTGTCAGTATCCTCATCTGTCGGCTGGGCAAACGGGCTAGGGGCCGGGGCGCGGAACTCGTCGCCATCAGGCACGGCATCTAGCCCCATTACCTTGCGGTACTCGTTTTTCGTGATGCCGCCCCGCTGGTACGCCTTCCCCGCCCGCTCCCAGACGACGCCCGCGTCCTCTTGCAGGGCGGGCACCTCGGACAAATCCCAGTCAACCTCTATGCCCACACCGAACTCGGACGCCAAGTCGGTAGTGAACTCGTCGGCAATGCGCCGCAAGCGGGGTATCTGCCCGTCCTGCCAGAACGCGGCACGCGCCTCGGCATAGTTGCTGTACGTCGCGCGGTCTAACCCCACCTTCGCCCCTACCAGAATGGGCGGCACGTCCAGCACGGCACAGATACGCGCCTCAGAGCGGGCGTCAAGAATGTCAAAGCCCAACTCGCGGAACGTCAGCCCGGCCCGCTGGTAGGTGGCATCAGCGTCCAGCACGGCGGGGTCAGCCCAATTGCGGAAACCGCCATACCGCTGCCGCCAACGGGTGCGGATAGACTCAACCTGCGTCTCGGTAAGGTTCTGCTTGCTGGACAGCACGCCCATAGGCACGCCGCCGTGCTCGAAGGTCAATTTGATAAAGTCGGTGGCGCTGTTGTCCACTGCCGCCACGCGGCTGGCAACGGTGACGGGGGCAAGCGCACCGTACAGATCGAGGGGATTCCACAACTTCACTTCGAGCACGTCGCGGGCGTCAATACGGACGGGGTTCATGCCGGGCACGGCGTACTCATACGCGACCATGAACCGCTTGGCGTCGCGGATTGGGTGTAGCCAATCAGGGCGCAACGGCCATAGCTGGACAACCGCACCCGACGCGCTCCTTACCTTCTCCCAACACGCCCGCCCGGCACAGTCGAGGAAGATCGTGGTCAGTGACACTAGGTCGAACTGAGTCATGAACGGATTGGGGCGGTCTATCAGCTGTTGTAGCGGGTGCTGCTCTAGCTCCTCGCCGTTACTCTCGCGCCTGACCACCATCCGCGCCTGGCTGGCACTGTTGGCCTTGTAGGCGATGCAGGCGTAGATGAGTTCGTTGCGGCTGTAGCCCTGCTTGACGTTGGCCTGGAAGTCGCGGGCAGGGTAGGTCGGCGTCCCCACCTGCCAGGTCGGCATGGCGGTGGCGAGTTGGCTCGCCTTGTACGCAGACGGGCGCGGCCACACTGAGAGTAGGTTACTGAGTATGCTCATACGAAGATGCCCCCAGTTGGTGACCTGTCACACGCCTGCCACGCCAACGCCCGCGCCATCACCGTGTCGTCGTGGCCGCCCTCAGGAGCGCTGTACTGGCTCCGGCCCGTCACGGCGCTCACCTTGCGCTCGTAAGCCTCAAGTTCACCCGTCCACACCGGGTCGGCCTGCCACCGGCATTCCTCGCGCTCGAAGGCGAGGGCCAGCGACTCAATCAGCGGCGGCTTGCTGGAGGCGGTGGTCTCAAAGCCGCGGACGGGGAGGCCGCTGCGCTGTAGCTCCTCGATTATCGGCTCGCCGATGCTGTTGCTCTCCGCTAGGATCACGGCCACGTTCCACCGCTCGGCCAGGGCCTGCAAGCGCTGGCGCTGGACGTGGTAGTCGATCTGGTTGAAGCGGTCACGCGCCACCTCGGTACGGCAGTCGCGGCACACCACTGACAGACACGTGAAGTCGCTCTGCTTCGCCCAGTCAACGCCCATGACAAGGTGGTGGCCGGCGTGGTCGCCGGGCGTCGTGTCCGGTGCGGTCAGGTTCGCGGCGATGTTACGGAAGACCGCGCCCTCAC